AGTGGGTAAGGGGAAATAAATGGGGCTTTTTCAGCAGCCTGCTAGCGCCATCCCTCCAGTGCCGCCCACCTATGAAACCGACAACAGTCTGCGCACCCGCACGCAGCTGGCGGTCGAAGGATTTTCCACCGCCGGGCCGATAGCGGCATATCGCTTCCACGCCATGTCCGCCAGCGGCGATGTAAAAGACGTGGCCGTTGATAGCCCGACGCCCGGACAGGTGCGCGTGACAGTCCTGTCCGACAATGGCGCCGGCGTACCCGATGCGCCCTTGCTGGCCGCCGTTGCCGCCGCCCTCAATGCGGAAAATGTCCGGCCCCTGACCGACCAGGTGATCGTCGAAGCCGCCACCGTTTCAAACTATACCGTCGTCGCCGCGTTGACCCTCTACCCAGGCCCGGCATCCGGCCCTGTTTTGGCAGCTGCTCAGGCCGCCGCCCAGCAGTACGTGGTAGACACGCACCGTCTCGGCTATGACGTGGTGCTTTCCGGCTTGCTGGCTGCCTTGCACCGTCCCGGTGTGCAGCGGGTTACCCTTGCGGCACCGGTGGCGGACATCGTGCGCGGCCCGCGCGAGGCCGCATATTGCACCGGCATCACCCTGACCATCGCAGGCGGCACCGATGTTTAACTCGCTGCTTCCGCCCAACGCCACATTCCTCGAGCGCGCGGTCGAGCAGGCGTCCGGAATCAACGCGCTGCAGGTGCCGATCGATACCCTGTGGAATCCTGCAACCTGCCCGGTGTCGCATCTTCCCTGGCTGGCCTGGGCATTATCGGTCGATGATTGGGATATCACCTGGGACGAAACCACCCAGCGCCGGGTGATCGCCGCCAGTATTGAGATCCACCGCCGCAAAGGCACCGTTGCCGCAGTCCGCGCCGCCATTACCATGTTGGGCCACACCGGGCGACTGGTCGAATGGTGGCAAACCACGCCTCCGGGCGTGCCGCATACCTTCCTGGCCGAAGTCGAGATCGGCAACCGTGGCCTAGACGACACCGCCGTCACCGCCATCGATCGACAAATTGCCGCCGTCAAGCCAGCCCGCAGCCATTACACCCTGCGCATGGTCGGTCGCAGCATTTGCGCCATCAATGTCGCCAGCGCAGCACTCTCCGGGGAAGTCGTCACCGTCCAGCCTTTCCAGTTGACCGAGATCGATGCTCCGGCAGCTACCGACATTGTCGGCATCGGGGTCCACGTTTACGGCCCAACCACCGTCTATCCATTGCAGTGAGGATTCAATGAGCCAAACCTACTACACCGTGCTTACCCAGATCGGCGCCGCCGCGTGGGTTAATGCCGAAGTCGGCGGTACCCATGTCCCGGTTACCCATCTCGCCCTGGGCGACGGCAACGGCAACCCCGTCACTCCCACCGAGGCCATGACGGCGCTAGTGCATGAAGTGCATCGCGTCCCCATCACCAGCGTAACCGCCGACGCGGCCAACCCGAGCTGGCTGGTGTTCGAGGCTGTCATCCCGGCGGCCGTCGGCGGCTGGACGATTCGCGAAATCGGCCTGATCGACGGCAGCGGCGCTGGAAACAAACTGCTATCCGTTGGTAATTTCCCCGCCACCTACAAGCCGGTGCTGGCCGAAGGCGCCGCCAAGGATCTGGTGATCCGCATGGTGATCCAGGTAAGCAACGCCAGCGTGGTGCAGCTCACCATCGACCCGAGCGTCGTGGTGGCCACCAATCAGGCAATCGTGAATGCCGTGGCCGCGCACGAAGCGAAGGCAGACCCGCATTCGCAGTACATGACGCAGACCGAGAGCGACGCACGCTTCATTCCGAAAACCCAGCGAGGAACAGCCAACGGCGTGGCGCCGCTTGGCGCAGACAACCTGGTCCCACTGGAAAATCTCCCGCCCGCCATTGCCACGGATGCAGAGCTAGCCGCATCGCTGTCCGCCCACGTCGATCCTGCAGCCGATCCGCACCCGCAGTACGTCACGCAATCTGAACTCAACGCTCAGGCAGGCCGCGCGCGTCGACACTATTTCGCCA